CCTACAGAGATATACAAGGCCAAATACGATTCGATGAAAAAAACAACGGCGACCCGCTCAAACTACCCTGTGGACAATGTATTGGATGCAGACTTGAACGATCCCGACAATGGGCAATGCGAATCGTCCACGAAGCAGCTACTCACGAAGATAACATTTTTATTACGCTTACATATAATGACGAAAACATACCGCCTGACGGCTCGCTTATTAAATCGGATTTTCAAAAATTCATAAAGAGGCTAAGAAAACATGCGGGTAACAAAAAACTCAGATACTATCACTGTGGAGAATACGGTGATAACACCAACAGACCTCATTACCACGCTATCATATTCGGATTCAATTTCCGAGATTGGATCTATCTATTCGACTCTCCTAGCGGCGAGCCTATATACACAAGCCCGACTCTCGAAAAAATATGGAAAAAAGGATTCGTAACCATAGGAACTGTATCATTCGAATCAGCCGGCTATGTAGCCAGGTATTGCATGAAAAAACTCAACGGCCCACTAAAACATCAAGTAAACAAAAAAACAGGACTCAAACCGTATGAACGGATTAACGATATTACTGGAGAAATTACTGAGGTACTGCCAGAGTATTCTACAATGTCCCGTCGTCCTGGCATTGGTCATAATTGGATTGCTAATTATACACGAGACGTATACCCAAAAGACTTTACAACAATTAGGGGAATGCGAATGCAGCCCCCAAGATACTATGATAGCTACCTACAAAACATCGATCCCGACATGTACGATGACATAAAAGCAGGCAGAGCACTATCACAGGAAATCATGCAAATAGAGAATAAGGGCCCCGCTCTATCAGCACGTGAAACAGTAAAGAAGGCCCAATTTAAACAACTCAAAAGGAGTCTATAATGTTCTTAAATTTATATACAATCTACGACACAGTATCAGAAGTATTCAATAAACCATTTTCCGACATCAACGATGCATCAGCAATACGCGCGTTCTCTGAGTCGGTAAAAGATCAGGCACATAAAAACGATTATGTCTTATACCACATTGGTGGGTTTGACGATAATTCAGGACAGATAACAGCGGATAAAGCTCCGCTAAAACTCAAGTCAGGCTTTGAAGTAAAAACAGATAACATTGCAGAACTACCTGAACAATTAAAAAAACAAAGCGGTATCTAACTTATAAAGCCGGGGGTTATTCCCCGGCTCATTTATTGGAGAGTCCCAATGGAAACAAAAGATTTAGTATTAGCATACAGACAAAAAACAGGTTGCAAACAATATCACTTTGACACTTATAATGAGATGAGAAAATACTTTGATAAAAAGTGTTATAAAGGTGAAACAATATATTATATAGAATTCGATGACTCACTACACATCGATCACGCACTAAGAGGAACGTTTATATCATGAAATCAGTAATGACACATAACTTTAGCCAGGCACCTTCAATACAGGCACCTCGCTCACAATTCGACCGATCACATGGTCATAAATTCACAATGGACGCTGGCTGGCTTGTTCCTTTCTACTGGGATGATGTTTTGCCTGGTGACACATTCAATCTAAATACAACAGCTTTCGCACGTCTAGGAACACCATTATTCCCGATCATGGATAATATGTTCATGGATACTCATTTCTTCTTTGTTCCCTATAGGTTGATATGGGCAAACAGCAAAAAATTCTTCGGTGAACAAATAGATCCCGCTGACTCAATTGATTATACAATACCAATTTTAAGTGACCCCGCTGGTACAGTAACATCAGGTGTTACAACATTAACAACAAATCATTTAAAAGCAGAAGCACTTATAAATTATATGGGTGTACCATACGGTATAAGTCCAAATGACACAGATATAAGTGCATTACCATTTAGAGCGTATACAAGAATATACAATGAATGGTTTCGTGATCAGAATTTAATAGATTCAAATAATGGTGGATTGGTAGTAGATGATGGTCCTGACGATATGGCATCTGATACTGAAAGGCATTTTTTATTAAGACGCGGAAAACGTCACGACTATTTCACATCAGCTTTACCATGGCCACAAAAAGGAGATGCCGTATCATTACCTTTAGGAACTTCAGCACCAATTGCCGGTATAGATCAAGATACAATCGTTTGGAATGAAACTGATACAACAGCAAGAATATTAAATTTAAATGCATCAGTAACAGAAGGATTAACAACAAATCCTGGACCATCAGCTTCAAATAATATGAGATGGTCAACAACTGCAAGCCAAATAGGTTTACAGGCAGATTTAACGAATGCTACAGCAGCAACAATAAACGATCTTCGCGAAGCATTCCAGGTACAAAAACTTCTAGAACGTGATGCTCGTGGAGGTACAAGATACAGTGAACTGGTTCGAAATCACTTTGGTGTTAATTTTTATGATGTTAGCTATCGCCCTGAATATCTCGGTGGCGGTTCTTCTCCTGTTAATATTAGTCCCATAGCACAACAGGCAGGTACAACAGATGGTTCCGCAACTGGTGTAGGCGATCTTTCGGCAATGGGTACAGCATCATTCAATGGACATGGCTTTACTAAATCATTCGTAGAACATGGCATAGTCATGGGATTAATATCAGTACGTGCAGATTTAACTTATCAGAAAGGATTACGTCGTGAACTATCTAAATCAACCCGGTATGATATATACTGGCCCTCTCTCGCGCATCTTGGCGAGCAGGAAATTCTTAATAAGGAAATCTTCTGTGACGGCTCCGCGAACGATGACCTAGTTTTTGGCTATCAGGAACGATATGCCGAATACCGTTATAAGCCGTCTCAAATATCAGGTCTATTCCAATCAGATGCAGCGGGGTCTTTAGATCCATGGCATCTATCGCAGGATTTCGCATCATTACCAACATTAGGTGAAACCTTCATTCAGGAAGATCCACCTATAGACAGGTGTATACAGGTTCCTGCGGAACCACATTTCATCGTTGATACTTACATTAATCTTAAATGCGCTCGTCCTATGCCAACATTTGGTGTGCCAGGCATGATAGATCATTTCTAGGAGAAATATAATGATACCAGGAATTGACATCGGATTAGGAACTGCTGGAGCAGGAATAATATCTGGCGGTCTTGGATATTTAGGCGTCAGAGATACAAATAAAGCAAATAAAGATATAGCATCAGCACGCAATGTATTCGAACAACAGGAAGCAGAAAAAGCACGTACATTTTCAGCAGATCAATCGGATATAAACAGAAAATTTACATCTGGAGAAGCAAATGCATTAAGAAAATGGCAGGAAGGCATGTCTAATTCAGCAGTACAAAGACGTATGCAGGATATGAAGACGGCAGGAATAAACCCGATACTTGCAGGAAAATTCGACGCTACGACACCAGCTGGCGCAATGGGACAAGGATTTCAACCCCCAACAGCGAAAGCAAATGCGCATGGATATACAGCACAAAACAAAATACAAGGATTATTGGACAATGTAGGAACAGCACTTAGTCTAAAAAAACTTGCGGCAGAGATACAAAACGTAGAAGCTAATACAGCGTTTACTGGTCGTAAAAAGGATATGACAGATCCATTAAATTCTATGATGGAGATGCTACAAAGTGTTATAGATCATAATATATCTAATGCTAAAGAGCGTAAGACAATAGGTTAGGAAATAAGAGAAGTATTGGAATCACTGGGAGAAGGATATGCAAAAAATCAGGGATATCACGTGCCAGAAAAACAACCACTAAAACAAGAAACTAAACAAAAATACCCGTTAAAGGGTGTAAAAAATAAAGATAGAAAACCATTTGAATTTGCGAGGTAAAATATGTCATTCTATAAAACAGACGATAAAGGCGAAGTAATTCGCTACCGTATACAGTTAACAATACCAAAAGATGAGGTGATCCGAGTCGAACAATCACATAAAGACGAAGTAAATATTAACAATATCGTAAAACGACATGGCATGGATTTAATTGCCAAAACAGCTGCATTGCAGCAGTTCACATTTGACGACAATCCTAACAATGACTTCCAGGAAACAATGAATATGATTTTGAAAGCAGAAAAATCATTTTCAAGCGTTCCATCAGAGATACGCAAACAATTCGATAACAATCCCGCCAAATTTATGGATTTCATCCATAATGGCGATAATCAACAACAACTAATAGACTGGGGCCTTGCAAAAGCCCCAGAAACACCACAACCAATTGAAGTTGTGGTAACAAATCAGCCAGAGACTCCCCCGCCAACAGGCGAGGCTGGCTAATACTAAAGGCTCCTTTTGGAGCCTTTTTTAATTATATTAAAAAAAACATAAAATAAGCCATAAATGGCTCTAGTGCGTTTAGCGCAGCGTTAAAGCAAAAGAGCCTATTGGCTATTTAAAATAAATAAACGTTCAATAGAACGTAATATAGACCGCTACGGGTGATAATCTCTGATTATTGCCCTTCGCGGTCCCCCGTCGGGAGACAAACTAGGGTTAAACCTGAGGCATCAAAAGCCGAATCCGGACAGCAAATTACTTGATATAACTGTCCGGACTGACACCTTTTTATAAAAAAGTGTCAATCCAAGCTTTACAAAGCTTAAAAAAAGATTATTATAATAATCAAACAATCGGAGGAACTCATGGGAAAACGATATAAAATGAGCAAAGGCTCATCAAAGCGCAAATTCTCAAAAGGCGCAAAAACTAACCGCATGAATACAAAACCCCGCCCTATGCGTGGCGGAACAAGACTATAAAATGATGGAAATTGCTAAGAGTCTAGCAGTATTAATATATGTAATAGCAGGTCATGTAATGATATGGTCTGTAATGATTAAAATATTATTTTATATGTAATGTCATGTTTTCACCCTCTAACAGCCTACAGAGATATACAAGGCCAAATACGATTCGATGAAAAAAACAACGGCGACCCGCTCAAACTACCCTGTGGACAATGTATTGGATGCAGACTTGAACGATCCCGACAATGGGCAATGCGAATCGT